CGGCTTGATGTAACTTCGTTACAGGATATCGCCCGCGTCGGTCAAGCGTCTAATATGATATTTTCAGGGGATTTCAAACACTTACCTTAAGTTCAAAATTGGCTATTGACATTCATCGCGTATTCGCCGATATTCATCGTACCAACAAACGAGGTAATGAAATGCGCCTGCATTCGTCTCTCAATAAAACCGAACGCGCCGCCCGCATCCACTATTTCAAGACGTTCCGGCGCAACAATCCCGAGACGCCGGTTCTCGCACTCTGGCGCGACGCAATGCGTCACGTGTTCTTTCGTGCCGATCTGGCGGAACGTGTGAAGCTCGACAAGAAACGTTCGAAGGCTGCTAAGCGCGGTTGGAAAACTCGCCGGGAGTTCGCATGATGGAAAAGCCGATGGGAACAACCGTCGAAACGGTCTATCAAGTCGAAACGACGTATCCCGGTAGCGAGCCGGAGAAATTCGGCACGTACTACGCTTATGCGTACACCGACGCTCGCGATCCGGGTCAAGAGCCCGGCAAGATGCTCGTCAACACGATGCCGAAACTTTTCGGTCATGATATTCGCACTGATCGTGACGGCTTGCGATACAAGACGCCGGAAGCGGCTCTAGCTGCCGCCGCGTTCTTAAATGAACATGGTCGCATGACGAGCGGTTGGGAACATACCGGCGCCGACCGTCGCGGGCCGATCAAAGCGCGCGTCGTTGAAATTCATACGATCATTTCGCGCCGTCTCGTGACGCGGCTATGAAAAAGAAAGTCGTATATGTCGAGCCCGGCGCGATGATCGAACTTCGCATTTGTGATCCCGTTCACGACATGGGCGCGAATTCGGAAGCATGGCGCGCATCGTTGAACCCATCGAGCATCTTGCTCACTGTCGAAGGCTTCGACCGCTTGGTTGTGCCGCCGACCGGAGTTGACGTTTATCGTTGGATGGGGCCGGGCGCTCCGCCCCGGCAAATGCTATGAACGCCGAAGCCGAATTGACGATAATTCGAGCGGTCGCGCCTAGTGTGCGGTCGTTCAGCGTTATTGACGTAATGTCGCGCCGGGCCATATTGGACGCGCTGATATTATCGAGCGCCGACGCTTGCGCGGCTCGCAACGGGCCAATGTATTTCGTCGCGGCGTCCGATGGCTCGATATCACTCTATACCGCCCATCATACCGAACTGTCGGTATTGCTCGCCGGGAAGGCGCAAGCCGACGCGATCCGCTCAACCTTGGGGATACTGAAATGAAAAAATGTCATATCGTCGTCGCCGGTCGTTCGCTGGCACTTGGCGTACCGCTCTATAACGCCACCGATCCGCGCGGCGTTCTCATTCGTCCCGAACCGTTCATGACGATAAAAGACGCGTATAACGCGATCCAAAAATATTTGGCGACCGTCGCGATTGGGCGTTGACATTTGTCGCGCGTTCACCGATATTCGTCGTATCAACAACGGAGAACGCAAATGCGCTTCCAGTTTACCGCTACCCCGCTCCCGACTGCCGGTATGGATATCGAAGTTATCGCCGTCGTGTTCAACGCCCCGTCATGGGATGACGCCGCCGTTTGGGCCGAAGTTTTCATGCGTCACGTTGGCGACGCGTCGAAATTCTCGACAACCATCGTCTATGCCAGCGGGACGCCGGGTTTCATCCGCAACACCGTGATCGAAGCCGCTCGCGGAACTGGCTTCCCGATGACGTGCCTTCGTGACGGTCACAAGCCGAGCCCGGACGGCAAGACTTGCACCGAATGCGGCGCGACGCTTGCCGATCCCGACGACTTCAACAGTGTGTCGAGCCCGCACCACTACTGAACGAACACGGCGAGCCGGGGCGCCTAATCCCCGGCAGAAAGGTTTGTCTGAAATGGTCAAGCTCGCTGATATGGAAATCGCGACCCGGATCGCGTACCGATTGGAGGCGCTTCGTAACCTTCGTCGTCATCATGAGCAGTTCCCGCAACTGGAACTTTCGGTTCGGCTGATCGATAAGAGTGCAACCGGCATTCACAACAGCCGACCGGGATCGGCAATCGCCGCGTTCGAAATCCATCCCGCCGAATGCATCCCGTTTCTCGATAACGCCGAACGTGAAATGATCGCCCAACTTGAGGCGCTTGGCGTCACCGACACGAACGACCGTCTCGTTCGTACGCGAGGGCGTTGAAATGGTCGATATCGTTTGGAAAGAAAGAACCGGCCAATTCGCGACGGGGTTCGGCGCATACGTCGGATCAATCGCAGTCGGCACGACTTCGCGAAGCTTCGACCGCGTGAAAGGCTGGCAAGCAACATGCATCTTACCCGGCGTAGCGATCAAGCCGGATTTCGCGTTGCAGGTAACGGAAGCCGACGCGCGCAAGATCGTCGAACTTGCCGTTCGTCGTTGGCTCAAACTCGCGGGTCTCGAATGACGAACCGAGTTGACGAGCGTCTAAAGCGCCGCGACTATGCCGATCTTAACGAACGGATCGCGTACCGGCGCGGCTATGACGACGGTTTCAACCATCGGGAAGCGGATCGCGAGATATCCGACGAATGGCCGAATGCCTATAACGCCGGATATTGGGACGGCCATGCCGATAACCTGAAATGAACGTGTGTCTACATTGGTTCGGCGCACCGCTCGCGCATATCATCGTCAAGCGCGACCATTGGTACGTGACGATTACCGCGTTCCGGCGTCGCTGGCATTGGTCGAACCTGCCGAGCTATACCCATCCGGATTACGACGAATAGCAAACGGGCGCTTAGGGGCCATCAATCCCTAGCGCCCGTCGCTTCAACGCTCCGGAAAGGCTTGAACGGAGCGGAACCCGGTCTTAGCCTTCGACCTTAACTTTACCCTCGCGCATGAGCTTGGAATTCGCCGCCTGTTCAGCGGCGGGCAGCGCTTCCCATTGCGCGCGAGTGAACACCTTGACGCCGACCGGCGAATTGCCGCCGCCGCCACCGTTGCCCGAGCCCTGCTTGTTGTCGCCCTTGAGAATGGCGTCACGGTTGGCGTAGCTCATGACGAGGATTTCAATCGCTTCCTCGAAATCGGCATGTACGCCCGACTTGTTGGGATCGCGGGAATAGATGATGTTCCCGTCCGGCCCCTTCGCCGTAAGCTTGCCGTCCGCGCCGATGGCGAAGTATTTGGCGAACTGGCTTTCGGCGATATCGACCGGGATCGAAAGCCGTTCTTTGACGAACTTCGAACGGTCGAACGCATTCGACATGCGGAGCGAATTCAATTCGTTCCGAGTTTCGTCGCGTTCCTTGGCGATTGTATCGAGTTGCGTTTTGAACGAGCCGGAGATTTCGGCGCGAACCTTATCGACTTCGCCCGCGTCGATCAGCTTTTTCTGATCGATCTTCGAAAGCTTGTCGAACGCTTCGCGAGCCGCAACCGGGTCGAGCCCTTCGAACAGTTTGAGCTTTTCGGCGAGCGCTTCCTTTTCCTTGCGATGGCCCATGCTTTCGCCGTTCAGCGCGGTAATCCGCGACCGGGACGAAAAGACTTCCGTCGGATCAATCAGCGTATCGACGCCGCCGACGACATAGACGAACTTGCCGTCTTTCATTTCCGGGCGCTGGTCGGCGCCAAGCTTGAGTGTCGGAGTGCCGGGCGGATCATCGAACGCGACGACGCGAGCCGCGACGGCAAGTGCAATCATTGAAATAGTGTTACGCATAGTTAGTGCCTTTCCGGGCGTCACGCCCTAGCGCCGCGTCACGCGGCTTGCTTGACAGGGATAGGCGGTTTCTCCCCGGTTTTCGTCGCATCCGGATCGCCGCCGCCGTCCGGTTCCTCGTTCTCGCCGTCGCCGGGATCAACCGGCGTTTCGGCAAGCAAGCGCTCGCGTTCTTTGTCGGGATCGAATTCCGCCGAAAGAACGTTACGACGCTGATATTCATTCCAAAGCGTCTCTTGCGAAAGATCGCCCATCTTGCGGCTTTCGCGTAGCGACGTGAGTTCGTCGCCGCCGCTGCCGTCAACATCGAAATCGGTGAATACCTGAACTTCGGGCTTCACTTCGACGTTCTTCCATTTGCCCGTAATGACGAGCGCGGCGGCGATAGCCATAGCGAGCGAGCCCGCCCATGCCTGAACGGCGCTATTGCCTTTCTTGGCTGCTACAGCCGTCGTAATGACGGTAAGGTTGCCCGACTGCGACGTTAGCGGCTGGCGACCAAGCTCGCGCAACTGAGTGATCGTCTCGCCGATATCCTTACGGAGAAATTCGAGCGAAGTTGCGGCAATCTCGATAAACGACCAACTGCCCGCATGGCCCGCACCATCGGGCGGCGCATAGAGCGCGGCGCCGGGGCCAACCGGAACGGGAAGAACGGTCTTACCATCCGCCGCCATAGCGGGCTTGACGCCGTTGCCCGATAGCATCGGATACGCCGTCATAACCTTGGCGTACTCAAGATTGGTTTCGTTGCGGAAAACGTTCAACTGCAAGTCGCTCGCATCGCGCAACGCCGGGTCGAATACCCAACTGCGACCTTTGCGGCGCCCGGTCATGAACGGCACGAGCGGAATAACGTCGATACCCATGATACCGGCGCTGTCAAGAATGAATTCCCGTTGAATGTTCCGGCCCGATCCCTGCAATGGGAGCGCCTTCCATAGCTCCCAAGTGACGACATTCGCCGGATCAAGCTTGATGATCCGAACGTAAATTTCGTCGCCAACCGGCTCAAGAATACGGGCGTACTCCAAACGCTCGATACCGTTCGCGCCGATAGCGCTCTTGATTTCGAGCATGTTCCGCCCGCGTACGTGCGTCCAATATGGGCGGATACCTGCCGCCTTTTCGTCGGCGACTGATCGCACTTTGCCGTTCGAAGCGACATTCGGGTAATCGATAAATATCCAGTCAATCGCCGACGTAATGCCGTTAAAGAACGTATCGGCGCTGAACGCCGTAATGTTGTTGCCCGATCCGTCGATATTATTCAACAGGTCGTCGAAATCAGCGGGAAGCGTACCGCTCTTGATCGTAACCGGCGCCTCGAATGGACGTGACGCCAAATCTTCGACGATATCACGAAATACGTTCGTCAGCTTCGAAAGCGATTGGCGAAATTCCCAATCCTTTTTGCTTTCGTTCGGAAACTTCGGCAGGAATACAGTCGGTTTCGCCATCAAACCTTTGACGCCCGCAATGATAGCGTCGGTTTGATCCCAATAGTCGCACATGGCGGCATTGTCGGCGGCGGGCTTGTCCAGATTGAACACCTTGCCGTCCGTAGCGCTATCGTACGCAATGACGCGGCGAGCTTGGTTAGCGGTCTGCATTGCCATAGGTTCCAAAAATTGCCATTGACGTATCTTCCGGAAGCGGGAAATAGCACATAACAATCGCGTCGGCTAGGTTCGGCGACTTCGAGTTGTCGGGTTTCTTGTCAACAACTAGCTTAAGGTTGCCGGTGTTTTTCGAGATTGTCGGTTGCGCTAGTTCTTCCTCGACTTGGGTAAGCTTAAGGCCAAGCGCCTCGCTATCGAGAATAATCAATTCTTCGACCGGGTATCGTATTCCGTTCGTAACAGCGTTGAACGTTTTCCAGAACTTTTGCGCGACGTTCCACCATGCTTGCGCCTTTAGGTTCATGAAATAGTCTTTGTTCAACGGGCTTTCGTCGTCGTCTGGAACGACGCGGTATAGCGGATCGATAACGCCCGCGCCTGCCGACCATGAAACCAATCGCACGTCATCCGCCGAAAGGATCGGAACGCCTGTCGTTTGATCCCGATCCAAGGTAAGACGATTGTACTCGGATTTCACCGACGCACCGATACCGACGCTATCGTATTGGCATGCGACCGGCTTGAACGGCAGCATGTAGTTTATCGCCCGGCGCGTCGTAACGCCAACGTCGCGCTCGCCCCATTCGTCGATATAGTCGAGAACGATGCCAGTTCGGCCCGCGTGAGCGTTCGTATCGCCGCCGCCGTCTGCAACGTCTAGAGCGAAGCCCTTGCCGCCCGAACGGAAGTCTATCGGGCGCCCGTTCGCATCCGTCCAATGGGCAAGCTTAACGTCGGCGTCAACCGCTGCCTTGATCCATTCGAGCGGGATAATCGTATTCTCAACGGCAGCGTCGTAACGCCGTTCAACCTCTTGCGCGAACTTATGGTAAAGCCCTTCGTTGATCGCCTTTTGACGACGCAACCGGAACCATTCTTGCGACTTGCCCGGATGGTCGGCCCAATCGATTACCAGAACGCGAACCTGCCCCGGCTCAACGTCCAACCCCGGACGCCAAACGACGCCAGCTTTACGCCGACGATGAAACACGTTGCCGAGCCCGTTCACCGATGAAATATCGATCTGAACGTTCGTATTGTCGCCTAGCGACGCTTCGATAAGGTCGGGGTGTTCGTAATGAGCGCTTTCGTCTTTGAAATAGATCGATTTACGACCGCCGCGACCGATGTTATCGCCGACTTCGCCGGTAATCGACGCTCCGTTGTCGTTGTTCATGCATTTCATGAACGCATTCGAATAGTTCTTCGGTCGGAATATCTTCGGCAACCGGTCGATAGTCAGACGGATTTTTTCAAAGATACTGTCGGGATCGCCGAGACGATCAACCAATTCTTGTTTGCGCGAACCCCATCCAATCGCAACGCCGGGCTCGAAACGCCACGCCGCAACCGACCATGCGACGGCGATCCAAGTCACGCCGAAGTCACGACACTTTTCGACTAGT